TAGGTTACCGGTTGCATTACAACGGGACATTCTTAATATTGTTTCTGGAAATCGGTTGGGTGACTTTTGGAAGTCACTTATCGATATACCTTGATTATATAAGAAGACCCCTGTTCGTTATACAGTCGGACAACCTATGGGTGCCTACTCATCTTGGGGTATGCTCGCGATATCACATCATATCATAGTTAGATATTCTGCTCTTAGATGCGGCTTACAAGATTTTGATCTTTACGCAATTCTAGGTGATGATATTGTAATTATGCATGATGAGGTAGCAAAAGTGTACCTTAGCATTATGCAGAATTTGGGTGTGGCTATTAACCTTAACAAGTCAATAGTCTCTCCAAAATTTGCAGAGTTTGCAAAAGTTTGAAGAGGTCCTTCTATGAATATCACTCCAGTTGGTCCAGGTTTAATCCTGAGAACACTTAGAACTGATAAATATAAAGGGATATTATTAGGTGAGGCCGTCCGGCTTAATCTAATAGAAACTTTACCACAGCTTCTAACACTAATAGCGGGCTTAAAAAACCCGTTATTAGCTTTATGATCTACTCTCGGAGCTGGAAGTGCACGGTGAGATAATCAAGCGAACGCGCAAGCGATTACTTGAGGACTTACCTCTGTGACTGACCAACGTCTTTTCCTCTATTGTTTGGGAAATGCCCTTAAACAGGTATTCCTAAATGAATGGAGAGAGAGTATGCTTAGCAATGAAAAAGCTGAACAGCACTTTTACCAATCCTGGTGAAAGATCTATTCCTCTTCTCATTGGACCACTAGGGTGTTAGAAGCCCTATTGAAGCTATTTGGCCCAGGCTTTTGGATATACGCTTACTCCTTTTTGGAGGCGCGTGAAACTTTTAGCAAACCTTGTCCTGTCCATACTTATGGATATGACAACTTGCTGGAAATCCAACGAATGGTTGATCTTGATCCTCTCTTGAATCTGTCTACGATAGATTGAAGAGAAAAGAAAAAGGTCCTTAAATATGACTCTAAAATTAAGCATATCACTGATGAGTTCGATAGAACGCTCAGTGAAATGCAAGATTTTAGCGAAATGCTTTAAGCCATCCATAGATGCACATGTACTACGTTTACCAATCTCTTTGTTGGGCATGTAGTGCAGATGCGCCTATAGATTAACCAGGAGTTTCACCTACTCTGAAAGTGAGGTAATGTAAAAATTCCGTTAAAGCGGGAGGGTGG